AAACGTATTAGTTTTGCAGGTACATTGAAGGATGCATGTGCCGCAGTATTTGGTTGGGATCGTGAGTTGCTTGAGGGCACTACAAAATCAAGCAGAGAATGGCGTGAAGCACTAGACTTATGGTGGAGTGAACGATTAGGTATCCCTGAATTAACTCCTAGATGGGTATTACAACAATGGGGTACTGAGGTCTGTCGTAATGGATTTCATAATGACATTTGGGTAGCAAGCGTAGAAAATCAACTACGTAAGGCAAAGGACAATATTGTGATTACTGATTGTCGTTTTGCTAATGAAGTAGACGCTATCAAAAATGCAGGGGGTATAACATTGCGTGTTGAACGAGGTGAAAGACCTGAATGGTATGATGCTGCAGTCGCTTACAATAGAGGTGCAAATGGTAACCCTGAATGGTCTATCAGTAAGTCAAAATTAGATAGATTAAAAATTCATGCTAGTGAATACAGTAGCGTAGGGTTAAACTATGACCATTATATTGATAATAACGGAACTATTGACCATTTACATAATCAAATAGAACGATTAATCAACGGCTAAATCACCCCTGCGCCAAGTAACTTCCTTACGTTTAATAACCTCTATACAGTTTAAACAAATAGTTCTGAGGTTGTTAAACTTTATATTTTTTAAATCCCCGTCTATGTGATAGACTACTGTTTGACTAGGATAGAGACTATGAAACCCGCATGAATCACATGTGGGTTTTCTTTTGTATCCTGCTTTTTGCCAACTAGGTATTCTAGCACTTAATTTCTTTTTCTTTCTCCCGCATTCATCACACCCGCTACGATAGTGTGTTATATCGTCACGTTTATAATTAATAGCACAAACATTCTTGTTACAGGTCTTACATATAGGTCTCATACTATTATTTAGCGTAATAACCTTCGAAGGCATAGTTATTGGGGTATTTTTATGATTCTATGCTAAATATTACTATGACGGGAAGAAACCCTATATAACATTTAAAGGAAAATAAAATGGCATTAAATTCACCAGGCGTACAAGTATCTATCATTGACCAAAGTCAATATTTACCATCCGCTTCAAATTCAATACCTTTACTCATTCTAGCAACTGCTACTGATAAAGCAAATCCAGCATCTACTGGATCAATCGCAGCCGGCACACTAGCAAGTAATGCTAACAAATTATATCAATTGACAAGTCAGCGTGACTTAGTAACATTATTTGGCAATCCATTCTTCTATAAGACAACAGACGGTACGCCAATTCATGGATATGAACTCAACGAGTACGGTTTATTAGCCGCTTACTCATTGTTGGGAGTTACTAATCAGTGCTATGTTCTACGTGCTGATATCGACTTGGCTGAATTGATAGGTACATTAACACGCCCTGAAGGACCTCCACCAGATGGCACATATTGGTTAGACACTACGAATAGCACATGGGGTATTTACGAATTTAATGCAAATACTAGTAAATTTAATATAATTGAACCATTAGTGTTAACAAGTTCTAGTATGTTTACTACCGGTACTAATCCTTTCCCCGTTGCAACTATCGGTAATCCAGGTGATTATGCAGTTATTCCTAAAGAGGCTACTAGAGGATTGTTATCTGCACATACATTCTTCTATAAAACTTCTGCAGGCCCTACAAACAATGAATGGGTAGCAATAGGTACTAAAGAGTGGAAACTATCTCATCCAATCGTAACAGGTGAAAATACACCTATTTCATTGACTGCAGGTCAACGTATACGTTTCCAACTTTCTGCACAAGGTATTGATAGAAGCGTAGCGGTACCCGCTTCTGCTAATAATACTGTAACTGGTTTGGCTAATGCTATTAATGCATTGCAAATCGGTGATTTGTACGCCAAAGTAGATAGTGGTTCACTATCATTGTATTTCGGTGAATACGGAAGAAGCAAATCAATCGCAATCAGCGGTTATGGTGGCGAGAGTTTATTGGCTGATTTAGGTATTGAACCAAAATCATATTTTAGTCCTGAAGTAACTTACGGTACAAGTGCTCAAATGCCATTATGGACTAGTACTCAGGATAGCCCAAGACCTAATGGCTCTGTATGGATCAAGACAAGTCAAACTGGTGGCGGTATGAGTCTATCACTAAGTCAATATAGTCTACTTAAAGGTCAGTTTACTGCTCAGGAAGTAAACATATATCAAACTGAATTAAATGCATTGGCAGAGTTAGATACTACAGGTGGACAATCAATACCTGCAGGAACAGTAATTGCATGTGTAAACCCACAATATATATCAGAGGCATCAATACAGTTTCTATATAGAAATTCAACTGGACCTACTGTAATAACTGGATCAGTAAGTTATCCTGATTTAACTAGTTACATAGGATCAAACCTTAAAGTAGCAGTTACAACACCGGGTACTAGTACAGTAACCAATACATATTATGTAGCCGTATCTGATGCAACACTTGATACATTTGTCATTAATTGGGCCTCTACACAGATTCCTTATACAAAGGCAATAATTACTTCAGATGGTTTATTGCAACTTATTCATACGGCAGGAGGAGACATCTATGTAGGTACAGTTAATCCTACAGGAACTCCTTCAACTTTAGGAAATGCATTAGGATTTAGTGTAGAAAATCCACGCACCGCCGGTGTAAGAAGAGGATTTTTAGATATATATACAAGTTCAGCATTGCCCCCAAACAGAACGACACGCGGTGGAAGCCCAGGTTCTGGTACAGGTGCAACGTTTGTAATTTCAAATGACAGAGGTCATTATATTGTAAATAGTATCGCTGCAACTGGTGCAAATTATCTTGCAGGAGATAATATTGTAATTACTGGTGATCATTTAGCAGGAAATGCTACAACTAATGACCTAACATTAGTTGTTCAATCAGTAAACGTAAGCGGTGGTATTACTAGTGTGTCAATGCTATCTGGTGATGCAAGACCAGTCTATCTTGCTACCTTAAGTAATTGGTACTCATTAGACTACATTGCAAATGAAGGTGCACCGGCTGCTATACCTAGTCCACAACAACACTGGTACTATAGTACTGCAACTGAAGTTGACATTATGGTTAAGAAGGGCAACGCATGGGTTGGCTATAAAAATACTAACTATGATTCAATGGGTCATCCAACTGGAGGATTGTTGTCCGGTACAGGAACTACAAATACAGGTGGTATAATTGTTTCTGCAAGTATTCCAACAACACAAGATAATGGTTCAGCATTAGTGTATGGTGATCTATGGTTGAATTCAGCAGATTTAGAAAATTATCCTAACTTAAGTCGTTGGGAAAATGTCAATACTGTGGATCAGTGGGTATCTATTGATACAGCAGACCAAGTATCAAGTTCAGGTATATTATTTGCTGACGCACGTTGGGCAACTAGTGGTACAGTAAATCCTGTAGACGATCCTTTATCATCTATTACAAGTTTAACTACAAGTAATTATATAGATTTAGATTGTCCAAATGCACGTTTATATCCACAAGGTATGTTATTGTTTAACACAAGACGTAGTGGATTCAATGTTAAGAGATTTGAACCTAATTGGTTTACGTCTGCTAATTATCCAGATGCATATCCTGCAAATGATACTAACCCAGCACACGTACCAAAATTACCAGATGTTTCATATGCATGGGTAAGTAGTAGTGGTAATAAGGAAGACGGTTCAGCTTACATGGGTCGTAAGGCACAACGTAATATGGTTGTTCAAGCATTAAAAGCATCAATCAATACGAACATGCAGATTCGTGAAGAAGACACATTCATTAACTTACTTGCGGCACCTAACTACCCAGAGTTACAGGCTGATATGATTACACTAAACAATGACCGTAATCAAACTGCGTTCATTATCGGTGACACTCCATTAAGACTAGATGACCAAGCAACTGAGTTGACAAATTGGGCAACTAACCAAATGAATGCTACGCAGACAGGTGAAGATGGATGGGTTACCCGTGACAGTTACTTAGGCGTATTCTACCCAAGTGGTATCACAAGTGACTTATCAGGTGCAAGTGCAGTTGTTCCAGCAAGCCATATGGTATTACGTACATTCTTAACAAATGATACTATTGCTTATCCTTGGTTAGCGGCAGCAGGTGTACGTAGAGGTAACATCACTAATGCTACAAATATTGGTTACTTAGACGGTGCTACTGGTGAATTCCAATCAGTTAAGAATCGTAATAGTATCCGTGATGTATTGTATACTAATCAGATTAATCCATTAGCATACTTTACTGGTGTAGGATTATTGAATTATGGTAATAAAACATCATATGCAAGTAATAGTGCATTAGATAGAATTAACGTTGCTAGATTAGTATGTTACATACGTTATCAACTACAAATTTCTGCTCGTCCATTCGTATTTGAACCAAATGATTCATTAACACGCAGTCAATTGACGGCGGTTGTTCAGTCATTGTTTATTGACTTAATAGCAAAACGCGGTCTATATGATTATCTAGTAGTATGTGACGAAAGTAATAATACTGCGGCACGTATTGATAGAAACGAACTTTGGGTAGATGTTGCAATTGCCCCGGTTAAGGCAGCTGAATTTATTTACATCCCTGTACGTATCGCTAATACCGGTGCAAATCTAGCAAAATTAATCAATGGTTAATAAGATAAATAATATTAAGGAGATATAAAAATGGCAACAGCCTCAAATTCACTGTTTAACATGACAGTAGGGTCAGACAATACCCCTAGTTCTCAGGGCTTGTTAATGCCTAAGTTACAGTATCGCTTTAGAGCATTATTTCTTAACTTTGGTGTTGGTGGTTCTACACAGGAATTAACTAAACAAGTTATGGATATTCAACGTCCTCAAATTCAATTTGAAGAAGTTGAGATCCCAATTTATAATTCAAAGATATATATTACTGGTAAACCAACATGGCAAGAGACACAAATTAATTTACGTGATGATGCAGCAGGTAACGTAAGTAAACTAGTAGGTCAACAAATTCAGAAACAATTTGACTTTGTTGAACAAGCATCTGCGGCTACTGGCCAAGACTATAAGTTTCAAATCACTTATCAAGTACTTGATGGTGGTAACGGTGTACTAGTTCCTAACACATTAGAGACATGGGAATTATACGGTTGCTTCATTAAGACAGCAAATTATAATAACATGGATTACAAGTCAAACGATGTAGCAACAATTCAATTGTCAATTCGTTTTGATAATGCGGTTCAATCACCATTGTCAAGTGGTATTGGTACTACGGTTGGTCGTGCATTCGGTGGAACTGCTGTAACGGGTATCGGCACTTCAAGGTAATAAATGGCCGGCTTCTTTCAGCAGTTCGGTTCGGACGTCTTAAAGGGTTTCTTAACTAACGATTATTTGCGTGATTACACTCACGCAAGTAAAACCTTTGTCACAAATGGATATGGGTACGCACCCAAATATAAGTTCTTATTCCATGTATATTTTGATTTGAATGAACAATACATTCCTTCATTACAAGAACCTAACATGCCAAAAGATAGAAATTATGGATTGGCAGTAAAATCAGTACAACTACCAAAGTATAGTTTTGATTTACACACGATGAATCAATATAATCGTAGAAGAATTGTACAAACTAAAATAAAATACGAGCCGGTTCAAATACAATTTCACGATGATAATAGTAACTTAATTAATAAATTGTGGTATGCGTACTACACTTATTATTACAAAGATGCATTGCAGGCTGATCCTGTGGGCGCAACAACAACTACTAGAAACGGTGACAGAAGAAAAACAAAAGATATAAACGATAGGACGTTATATGATGCTGATATCAGTCAAAATGACGATTGGGGCTATATAGGTGAATCACCTACAGACTACGCAGTAAAAATTCCTTTCTTTAGGTCTATTAATATATATGGATTCAATCAACATAATTTTGTATTGTATAGATTAATTAATCCAATGATTCAAAGTTTTTCACACGATAATTATCAATATAGTGAAGCAACTGGTATTATGGAAAATACCATGACACTTGAATATGAAACCGTTAAGTATTATACTGGTGCAATCGACGGCAAAAACCCAAGTCAAGTAGTACCTAAGTTTGGTGACGAAGACCATTATGATAAAAAACTAAGTCCATTAGCAGCACCTGGTAGTAATAGTAGTATATTCGGGCAAGGTGGTTTGATTGCCAGTGCAGGTGGTGTATTAGAAGATATAGAAAACGGCAACATATTAGGTGCAGCGAGGGGTATTGTTAATACTGCTAGAACATTTCAAAATCCCAAGACATTGATTAATTCAGTTAAAGGTGAAATTATTGGGGCAAGTACTGGTTGGTTAGTAGGTACTGCAAACAGAAATAATTTATTTAACTTCCCATCGCAATCAACTACTCCCTCAAGTGTAGTTAATGATATAAACACCGGCATAGTAAAAGGTTTTGAAAATGGATCTACCAGCATTAATAATTATGTAAATACTTCTTCATCCTCTGCTAGCCCATCATCAAGTAATTATACTAATCAAATGCCAAATGCAACTAACACTGCCTCAACTGCTAGATCAAATACAAATAATAATATACCATGGTACGGTTCTATAAGTCCTGACATAGCCAGGATGACTCCGGCGCAAGTTAATCAACAACTTAAAAATGGCGGTAAGTAATCATGGCAAATACGGTAGACGCACCTGTATCATCATTAGATACTTCAATAAAATTATTTGATAGTTTTTATAACTATGATATGGTAGTAGATGCTACTCAATATGAAATTGTTCTTTCATATTTTAAATCAGTTAATAATAGTGATAGTATTGCTAAAAATTTTGCAACTATGATTTTCAGAATTGCTGGTATTACAGGGCACAGCCCACTAACATTATTGAATTTTATTCAAGGTAAAACAAAATTAGAAGCAAATGCTGTTATGCTTTATTATCTCAACAACATAAAAAGTAAAACTGCAATGTATGGTGTGAGTGTATCACCAAAACCTAATGATAACGTTCAACGTAACGTTATAATATAATGGCTAATTATGCACAGGGTATATTTGTACCTACTCAACCCCAAAAATATATAGGTAAACACAACCCAAAATATCGTAGTGGTTGGGAATTTACATTCATGCAATTTTGTGATAGAAATAAAAATATTATTCAATGGTCTAGTGAATCAATCATTATACCGTATATACATCCATTGACAGGTAAAAGAACT